TCAGGGCATAAGCGTGAGAGGGCTCGCCAAACCCGGCCCGAAAATGTCGGAAACCTGTGCAACCTCCACGACAAAAGCGCCAGCAATACCATCCTCCGCCCGCATCGCCCCCGTGTAGCTCCACGCGGGCACCGTCACAAAGGCCTCGCGCCGCAGCATTCCTCCGTCGAGCACGCGGATCCGGTAAAGCTCCTGGCTTTCGCCGAGCGGCACATCATGGCCCGCCCAGCTGTCGGCGTCGATCCGGCTGCGCCGCACCCAGCGCAACTCCCACCCCGTCCCCGTGACGGTCGCGCGCAGATGACAGGGGCTGAGCGGGCGCAGCCCCACTCCGGCAAAGGCCTCGATCCGATGCACATAGGAGGGGTCGTCATAAGGCCGCGCCGCCGCACCGATCCGGTAATGCCGCGCGAGGCCCCGCGCTGCGGCAGGCATCAAAATCTGCTCGGGTGCGTCGTTCAGGAGCACGACCCGGCTGCCCACCGGCCAGACCTCGGGCATCAGCGCATCACTGCCCAGTTGTCCGCGCAGCCGCATGCCAATGTCCCAGACCCGACTCGCCACGGGGCTCGCCTGGACAAACTGGAAAAGCTCCCAGCGCTCGGAGCTGCCATCGCCAATCGCCATCAGATTCGCACCGTTGAGCACCCGTTTTGCGCTCACGGCCTCCAGCGCCCCCGTGGCAAGCCGCACCCGCAGCGGCGCGCCGTGGTCCCAGAGCCCGGGCCTTGCCCGCACCAGCGGCGAGAGCGTGCGCCCGATCACGGCGCGCCCCGCCAGCGTCGCATTGAGCGTGTAACCCTCGTCCTCGTCCGAGGACCAGACCGCCACCGTGCCCGGCCAGGGCACAGCGGAAACGGCCAGATGCGGCGCATAAGGGTCTTCGTCGCCCTGCATCAGCGGCAGATCGAGAAAGACCGGCGTCACCGGCACCGGCGCGGCAAAGGCGGTGAGCGGGGTCGGATCCTCCACCTCGTCGGCCGGCCGGTAAACCCCCGGCTCGACCCGCACCGCCTCGACTTGCGCAAGTTCCCCCTGCTCAATCCGGTCGATGCGGTAGCGCCGCCGCCCCTCCGGCAGATCAAGCGCCACGACATCTCCCGCGCCGAGATCGCCCCACGAGAGCGGCAGCGCAAACCGCGCCCCATCCCGCGCCACCCGCGCCTCGGCGAGCCAGCGCTCGACCAGCCCCTGCGCCTGCGCCCGGTCGAGCGCGAGCGGCAACTCCTGCCCCGCCGCCGGCCCGCCCGCTTCGTCGGGAAAAATCGCCTCGACTGCCTCGGTCTCGAAATCCCCCTCCGCGCTCACGTAAGCCAGCCGCACCCGCCCGGCGATCTCGGCAGCGGCGGCACGGGTCGTTTCCAACGTCACATCGCTCTCGCCGAGCGCAAGCGTCGCCGGGTCCAGCACCGCCGTCACCCGGCCATCGCGCCCGCGAAAGACCAGCGTACCACCGCGCTCGAGCACCTCGAAACTGCCCCCGAGCATCAGCGCCTGCAGCCCCGCCCGCCCGGTCTGCCCGCCGCTCATGGTGAAGCCGCGCACGAGCCCGTAAAGCCCGCTTGTCTCCACATCCGTCACCCCGGCGCTCGCGCAGATCTCGCGCACCACATTGGCGAGCGGCTGCGCCTCCGCCCGCCCCGAGATCCAGTGCCCGCGCGCATAATTCGCCCCGTCGCTCCAGATCTCGCGCAAGGCCGGAAACTGCGGCCAGGGCCGCGTATCCCAGGCCCAGACATGGGCGCGCGCCATATCGAGCATCGGCCCGCCGTAGACATCGGAGACCGGATTGCGTGCCCCTATCCAGTAATCGGTGATCGCGCGCAGATATTGCGTCTGGATGAGCGCATCGCGCCGCCCGTCGGAAAACCACGGCAGCGCCGATTCCGAGCTTTTCGGGTCCAGAAACTTGTTGGGCTGGTTCGTTCCCTTGTCCACTGCCGCGCAGCCAATCTCGGTGAACCAGATCGGCTTCGAGCGCGGCAGCCAGGCTGTGGGGTTGGCCGCCCGCACGCCCCCCACCCGCTCGAAATGCGCATTCTCCCAGAAGCTCCGGATATCCTTCACCCGCCAGATCCAGGGCTCCTCGTGATCGCCATCGGTGATCGGCGTTCGGATCTGCGCCGCGCGATGCTCGGGCGCGGCGTAATACCAGTCGTAATATTCGCCGCCCTCGATATTCGCCTGCAGGTAATCGAGATTGTAAATCGCCCCCCAGCTCGCATCGAGATGGTCCTCGCCCTCGCGCCAGTCCGAGAGCGGCAGGTAATTGTCGATGCCGACAAAGTCGATATTCACATCTGCCCAGAGCGGGTCGAGCTGGAAGAAACGATCGCCGTTCCCCGGCGCATAGCCCGCATATTCCGACCAGTCAGCGGCATAGCCAAGCTTGCAGCCTGTCCCCAGCACGGCCCGCACCTCGGCGGCAAGGGCGATGAACTCCGCCACCGCCGGAAAGCTGTTCGCCGGTCCCCGGATCTGCGTCAGCGCGACCATCTCTGTGCCGATGCAGAAGGCATCGACCCCGCCCGCCAGCGCGCACAGATGCGCGTAATGCAGGATGAACCGGCGCAGCCCCCCGTCCTCGGGGCCGGAATAGACGACCTCGCCATCGCCAATAGCAAAATCGGAGGCCCGGGCCGTGCCGAAGAACGCCGCCACCTGCGCGCTTGCCGCCGCCGTGCCATCCACCGAGCCGTCCCGGCCCGGCGCAACGTCAAGCGTGATCCGCCCGCGCCAGGGCAGTACCGGCTGATCCTCGGCATCGCTCCAGGGGTCGGCAAGGCCGTTCTGCGCCAGCTGATCCATCAGGATGAACGGGCAGAAGGTGACCGCCTTGCCCGCCGCCTTCAACGCCGCAACCGCCTCAAGCACGGCCGCATCGGCGGGTGTGCCGCCATAGATGGAGCGGCCTTCCGCATCGCGCGGCACCAGCTCCGCCGTTTCACGCGTCAGCCCCGCGACGCGCCAGGGCATGTTCGCCCCCTCGACATCGTCCGCCGTCACCTTCGGCGCCACACGGCACGTCCCACAGCGCAGATCCGAGCCAAACCAGCACACCACGAGCGAGACCGCCTCACAGGCAGGCAGCTCCTCGCCAAGCCGAGAGAGAGAGAGCGCAAAATCGCTCAGCCCCCCCGGCGCGTTCTGGTTCACCGCAACTGTCGCCCCCTCCGCGTCGCTCACGTAAACAGGCGTGGTCGCAAGCGCATATTCGCCAGTGCCGGGGATGAGCGCCACGGCCTGCACCCCTGCCGTCAGGTCCGGCGCGGCCTCAAGATTCGCACCTTGCGCCGCGCGCAAAACCTCAAAGCTGAACTGCGGCACCCGGTTGCCATAGGGCGAAAGCTCCAGATCCTCGATCACCACATAGGCGATGCCGCGGTAGGCGGGCGCCTCCCCCTCTACCGCGACAATCTTCGGATCGGGCAGCTGGTCCTCGCCGCCCTTGTAGACGCGCAGGTTGAGCCCGTCGCGCGCGACCTCGATGCCATCGGCCCAGATCCGGCCAAGGCGCAGGATCTCGCCCTCACAAAGCGCCAGCGCCAGACTGACCGAATAGGAATAGCGTGTCGTCGTGCTTGCGGGCGATCCCTTGCCGCTCTTCTGCACCGCCCTCGTCTCGAAAAACCGCGTTGCCCAGATCACCTGGCCTGCGACACGCATCCGCCCCCAGAGCCGCCCCACGGCCTCGCCCTCGGAGGCGGAGGCGAGCCGGAGCCGCTCCACCCGCCCGGTCTCGACACTCTGCGAGCCCTGCCCCAGGAGCCGCTGGTCGATCGCGCGGCCGAGCGTCGCCCCCACCGCGCGCCCGATCACCGCCCCCGAAAGCCCCAGCACCGTGCCGCCAAAGCCCGCGCCAATCGCGGCCCCCGCCGCGCCAAGAACCAGTGTCGCCATTCACCTCGGCTCCCTCGGAAATTCAAACCGCGCCACGATGCGCCGCGCCCAGGGCGCGGAAAGCGGGCTCTCGATCACGCCATGCCCGGTATAGGCATGCACGAAACTCGCCCGCGCGCCGATCTCCGCCGCGATCCCCAGATGCTTCGCCACCGCGCCCGGCCGCATCCGGAACAACAGCACCTCGCCCGGTGCTGCCGGCAGCACGCCCACCGGCCCCGGTACCGCGACCAGATGACGGCAGGCGGCGCGCCAGAGCGCCTCATCCCGCCCCGGCTCGGACCAATCCGCGCTATAGGGCGGCACCGGCTCCGGCTCGGCGCCGTAAAGCGCGCGCCAGACCCCGCGCAAAAGCCCAAGGCAATCCGCCCCCGCGCCGCGGCAGGAAGCCTGATGCAGATAGGGCGTGCCGATCCAGTGCCGTGCCTCTATGAGCGCCCGCGCCCCGGTCTCGCAGTTCATGGAAACAGGCTCCCACCGTCATTCGTGCCGCTCTCGACCGGGTAGGAGACCAGCCAATCCTCCCCCGGAATATGCGGGAAGCCACGAAAATTCAGGAAGTTGTCGAACTTGAGCTGGCAGGTTTCGGCGCGCTTGTCGCAACCGGGTTCGAGCCGCAGCAGATCCCCCGGCGCGATCTCGGCCCCCGGCTCGGCCCAAAGTTCGATCCGCCGTGCCCCGTCCGCCTGCAGCCGGTCGGTCTTCACCACCGCCACAAGCCCCGCCGCGGCGCCCGAACGCACGACGGCCCGCCCTTTCTCGAACCAGCGATCCTCGAACCCCGCGCCCTGCGCGATCCGCAGCCCCCCCTCCGAGACAGCCGCAACGGCAGCTTCGAGCGCATAGCCATCCTTGCCGAGCTTGAAGCGACACGCGGCATCGCCCAGCACCGCCGCGCAGCGCGGATGATAGATCCGCCCCTGCTCGCGCCCGAGTGCCTCGCTCAGGCCGCGCAGTTCGGCACTGAAGGCCCCGGCCCCGCGCGTGACCTCGCCGATATGCCCGCGAAAGAGCACCGCGCGGCTTTCCACATCGGCCCAGTTCACCAGCCAGATCGTCACCTCCGCGCCGTCATAGCGCCCGGCCAGCAGATCCGCCTCGGTGATCGCATCGTCCCGCAACGCGCCATAGCCCTCCGTATTGTCGATCGAAAGCCCGGTCGCCTGCAAAAGCGCCCGTGCCGTCATCCCGCTTTCGGGGGCAAACGCGACCCCCTCGAACGCCAGCGCACAATCGTGATCGGTGAACCCCAGCACCCCGCCATCGCGCCGCCGCACGCGCCAGGCCCGCGCCAGCGTGGTGCAGCCGCTCGCCAGATGCGCCTTCAATGCCTCCGGATAGGCCATCAGACCCGCACCTCGACCACCGGCACCTGCGGCAGGTCGCCCGCCTGGAACGACTGCACCGAGACCGCAATCCGGTCGGTATCAAACCGCACCGGCACGTCGAACTCGAACCCCGCGGTGATCCGCGCCCCCTCTGCAGGCGGCTCAAAGAACGTCACATAACCGTCTGTAAAATTTACGGAAAAGTTCACCGCCTCGGCCTGATGGTCGCCCTGAATCCCGGCAGTCACCGTGCCCTCCACAGGCTTCGTAACGGGGCGGTAATACTCCGCGCCGCCCGAGGCATAGAGCTTGCGCAGGGCGAACGCCCGCGTGACCCCGTCGCCCAGCCCCAGGAACTGATCCTCGTAATCGGGCGTGCGCGAGGCGGCGCAGCTCTTGTAATCGGCCCAGTCCTTCCAGCGAAAACCGTGCAACTGCCCGCCGCGGGCCTCGAAAAAAGCAATCAGCCGCCCAACATCGTCAAGCGAGCGCAGCCCCACCCCGGCATCGTAATGCCGCCGCGCATGGGCCCAGGGGCTGTTGCGCTCCTCGAACCCGTTCGCCAGCGTGACGATCTCGGTGCGCCGCTCCGGCCCGCCGACCGAGCCGAAGCTCAGATTGGCGGGAAAGCGAACCTCGTGAAACGCCATGATCCCTCCCGAACCCTCAAGCGTTGCGTGCGCCGCGCGCAAGCGCGCGGTTGATCTGCTGCGCGATCTGCCCCGAAGAGCGCGCAAAGCCCGCCACATCGGGCGTGCTGACCTGCATCACCACGGTAATCGCCCGCCCCGCCTGCGCGCTCACGCCAAGCCGCCCGTCAGCGCCCCGCGCAAGCGGCAAGATCGCCTCCGGCCCGGCCTCGCCCATCAGCCCGGTGGCGCCGCGCAAGGCAAAGGGCGTGGCGCCCGAGACGACACCGCCCTTGGCGAAGGGCAACACCTGCCCCGCGTTGAACGCGCCCCCTTTCGCAAAGCCGAAAACGCCGCCCAGAAGCCCGTTCAACCCGCTGGCCAGCGCACCGCCCACCGCCTCCTGCACCGGGCGCATCGCCACCGAATAAGCCGTGCGCGACAGGCTTTCGCCAAGGGTTTCAAGCGCATCCGAAAGCTTCACCCCGTCGAAGACCACGCCATCGAAGGCACGCCTCAGGCTTCGCCCGAAGCTGCTTGAGAGCGAACTCACCTCGCGCCCGGTATAGGTGAGGCTCTCGCGCATCCGCCCGAGTTCTTCGCTGAAGCTCCCCGCCACTGCCTCGGCCCCGCCCAGGCTGCGCTCAAGCTCCAGAGCCTGCCGGCTCAGCCCGTCAAGCCCGTCCACATCCACCATTGCGATCCTCCTCCGTCCCCGCCGACCGGTCGGGCCAGCGTTGCGCCAGCGCCGCGAGCCCCGCCCGGCTCATCGGCGCCGTCCCCGGCCCCAGCATCAGCGCCAGCTCCGCCGGTGTGAGTGCCCAAAAGACGGCCGGGCTCAACCTGAGCCCGCCGATCCCGGCCCGCATCAGACCCGCCCAATCGAGCCCCTGCGCCATTTCAGCCCCCCGCAGGCGGCGCGAAGGCGCGCGCCAGCAACTCCGCCGCAATCCGCGCCGCCGCCACCGGCCCGCCCTCGATCTCGGCGCAGCGCATATCCTCCGCGCGCCCCTCCCATCCGCCCCCCCTCAGCCCCGCAACAATCAGCGCCAGCACATCGCGGCTCGAAAACGCCCCGGTCTCGAATCGCCGCACGAGATCGAGCAGGCTTTCGGCCCCGAGCCCCGCCTCCAGTTCCGCCAGTGTGCCAAGCGTCAGCTTCGCCACCCGGGGCGCCCCATCAAGCACCACCGCCACCTCGCCCGCAAAAGGGTTCACCATCTCACAGCGCCGTGAAGCTCAGGGCGCCCGCCGAGGCCATCGCCATCTCATAGGTGGCCTCGCCATTGTGGCTGCCCGCATAGTCGATCGAGGTGATCATGAACGGCCCTTCCACCACGCCGAAATCGGGGATGATCACCTGAAAATCCGGTCGCTCGCCGTCAAAGAAGATCTGCCGCGCGCGCTCATCGGTGCCCGCGTCCTTGAACACGCCCGCGCCCGAAAGGCTCGCCGAACGCACGCCCGCCCCCGCCAGCAACTCGCGCCAGCCGCCCGCGCTCTCGAGCGAGGTCACATCGACCGTCTCGGCGTTGAAGCTGATGCGCGTGGCGCGCAGCCCCGCGATGGTCTCAAATTGCCCCGCCCCGGTGAGGTCGAGCTTGATCAGAAGATCCTTGCCGTTCTGCGCCGCCATATTCCGTCTCCGAATGTTGAAATTCCGCTCTCACACCAGCACCTTGTGCGGCGGGGCTCAGTCCTCGACCCGGGCCCGGAAGGTCAGGTCGATGCGCCGAATATCGGCCTTTTCCACCCGCCGCGCGCGGGCGCGCAAAAACCACAGCCCCACCAGATGCCCGCGCGCCAGAACCGGATCGGCGCCCTCAAGCGCATCCGAGATCGCCGCCGCCACCGCCTTGGCAACGGCAAAGCCCGCCTCGTCGGTGATCACCGAAATCACTACATCATGCACCGCCCCCGCCCCGGTCTGGTCAGAAGCGTCGGTCACATCCTCGGGGCCAAGGCTCACATAAGTGCCCGTCACCGTGCCGGGCGGGATCGCATCATAGATCGCCGTACCGACCAGCGCGCCCAGCGCCGCATCGGCCAAAAGCACCTGATAAAGCGCGCCCTGCAGCGCGGCCGCCACGCGATAGCTCATGCCGCCACCTCCTCGCGGGCAAAACAGGTCAGGTAATGCCCCTCCGCATCCGCCTCGGCGACGGCGAGGATGCGAAAGATCCGCGCCCCCTCGCGAAAGCGCTGTTCCGGGCGCGGCCGTCGCGGGCTGCCCACGGGGGCGGCGCGCACGACGATCCGCCAGGGCACCGAGGCGAGCGTAACAAATTCCCCCGCCCGTTCGCTCCCCGTGCCCGCACTCACCTCGGCCCAGAGCGTGCCAAGCGGCTGCCAGTCGAGCGCAAATCCCCCCGCGCCGTCGCTCACCCGCCTGGCCTCTTCCAGCACCAGCGGGCGATTGCGCCGCGGCGCCCTCATCCCCGCCCCCCGAGCACGCGCACGGTGCGCCAACGCTCGATGAGCGCGCTCACGCCAAAAGGCAGCGCCGCGCCCTCGCCCGCGCCATCGTGGCGGAACTCGTAATATTGCGCGGCGAGCAAAAACACCGCCTGCGCAAGGTCCACCGGCAGATCCGCCCAGACCGGCCCGAACCCCGCGGTGAAGTCGATCTCGACCCGCCCGCCGGCAGGAATGGCGGGCAAAGCCGCCCCCCGCGCCTCGATCCGCGGGCGCGCGAGATCCTCGATGAGCCGCCAGGCGGCGGCATCGGCCAGGCTCTCGCCGCCTGCACGGTCGATCACCCGCAGCGCGGCCACCGCGCGCACTGGCGCAATCGGCAGGGTCTGCAGATCGCCCCAACGCCACGCCGTCAGCACCAGCGTGAAATCGCGCGCAATCAACGCTTTCGCCGTGCGCCCCTCGATCGCCGCCAAGGCCGCGCGCAAATAGGCCAGCAGCGCCGCATCCTCGGCCCCGGTGTCGGAAAACCCGGTGCCCAGCCGCAGATGATCGCGAAATTCGGCCAGCGGCAGCACCGCATCGGGCACCGCCGTCAACTCCTTAAGCATCCTCAGACCCTCCCTGTCGCCCCCTTGCGCCGGGCCGGAGGCCCGCGCCCCCGGCCCTCCCCCCTCAGGAGGCGGCGAATTTCAGAAGCTTGATCGCGGCGAAATCGCTCACATCGCCGCCCACGCGCTTGGAGGCATAAAAGAGCACATGCGGCTTGGCCGAGAACGGGTCGCGCAGAACCCGCAGGTCGGGGCGCTCGGCGATCGTGTAGCCATTGGTGAAATCGCCGAACGCCACCGCATAAGCGCCCGAAGCGATGTCTGGCATGTCCTCGGCGATCAGCACCGGATAACCCATCAACCGGGCGGGCTCCCCCGCCGCAAGACCGTCCGACCACAGAAACCGGCCATCGGCATCCTTCATCTTGCGCACCGCGCCCGCGGTTTTGGAGTTCATCACGAAACTCGCATTGGCGCGATATTCGGCGCCGAGCGCATAGACGAGGTCCACCACCGCATCCGCCGCATTGAGCGCTGCAAAATCGCCATCCGCCCCGGTCGCCACATAGCCAAGCGCGCCCCAGGCCCAGCTCCCATTGGCCACTTTGGGATGGGTCAGAAAGCCCGTGGGCTTGTCCACCCCGTCCCCCGAGACAAAGGCCGTCGCCTCGGCGCGCGCGAACTTGTCGGCGATCCGATGCGCGAGCCAGCTTTCAATGTCGAAGGCGGTATCATCCAGCAACCGCTGGCTCGCCTTGGGCAGCGCCGAAAGCTCATGGAGCGGAATCGAGATCCGGTCGATCTGCGGCGTCGCCGTCTCGCTCAGGCTCGCGGTCTCGGTCGCCCAGCCCGACCCCATCTCGGTGTGATCGACGAGCACGTCAAACGAGCTCGCATCGACATTCACCACATTGGCGATCTGGCGGATCGAGGCGGTGGCGCGCAGCACGCCGCGGATCGTCTCGGAGGTCTCGGGGTCGACGAGATAGCCGCCCTCGGCCGCCACCGCGGTATTGAGCGCCTTGCCCTCCAGCGCCAGCCCGCGCAGCCCGTCATCATCGCCCGAGCGCAGATAGGCGGCAAAGGCCTTCTGATGGGGCGCCTCCTCGGCGGCCGTGGTGGCAAGCGCATGGCGCCCGGCAAAAGATCTCGTCTTGAGCATCGTCAAACGCTCCTCCTGATTTTGCATCCTGATCCTCATGTCGTCCTGAAAGCCTTTGACTTCCTTCAGGAACCCGGAAAGCGCCGCTTGCGCCTCGGCCACCGGGTCATCGCTTTCGAGCGGCCCGGAACGGGCCTTCTGGTCGGTGCTCATGCTTGTCCTCTTGATCTCAGGCGGGCGCGACGCGCGCCGCCATCTCTGCACTGGCATTGCGCAGCACCGCGGCGAGCGCGCGCCAGGCCTCCGCCTCCGGGCCCCCGCTCTTCGCCGCCACCCGCGCCTCGCGCAGCATCGGGAAGGTCACGAGCGAGACCTCCCAAAGCTCGAGCTCCGAAAGCAGCCGCTGCCCCTTGCCGTCGCGCTCCGCCGCAATCGTGCGATAGCCGATCGAGAGCCCGTCAATCGCTCCCGCACCGATCAGCGCCGCCGCCTCGCGCGCCCGCGCCACCTCGGGCAGGAGCCGGCCTTTGACGTAAAGCCCCCGCGCATCCTCGACGATCTCCTCCCAGACCCCGATCGGCTCGGCCGGATCATGCTGCCAGAGCATCTTGACCGAGCCGCCCCGCGCCTTCAGCCGCGCGAGCGCACGGGCAAAGGCGCCCGGCTGCACGCAATCGCCGCCCTGATCGGGCTGGCCGAAAAGGCTCGCATAGCCCTCAAGCCTCAGCCCGTCGGCGACCTGCACCGGCGCCTGCCCGGCACAGAATTTCACTTCCAGCCTCTCGTCGTGATCCATGCTCTCCCCTCATTTCGGCACATATTCCACGATGCCCTGAACCGCCTGCGTCAGGATCACCGCGACCACGCCGTAAACTGTCATCCAGAGCCGCTTCTCGAGCCGCTCGATCAGCGCCTCGATCCGCTCAAGCCGCCGGTCCACCTGGGTGAACTGCAGCTCCATGATCCGCTCCGTCGCCTCGAAGCGCTGCTCATGCACTTCGAAAGGTTCCTTCAGATAGCGCGAGCCCCCCGTCGCCATCCTCACTCCGCCGGGGCCGCGGGCAGCCCCAGAAGCCCCCGCTTCTCGGCATCGGAAAGGAAGCTCGCGCCGCTGATCCGCGCCCAAAGCTGGTCGCGCTCGCCCGAAAGCGCGGGGATCTGATCAAGATCCGGGCGCAGCACGACCGTGACGCCAAGAAAACCCGAGAGCCACCAGGCCAGCGCGGCCGAAACGCGGGTCAGAAGCGGCAGCACGGTGAGGCGGTAAAACGCCCGGTTCGCCTCGGCATAATTGGCATAGGTCGCATCGCCCGGAATGCCCAGAAGCATCGGCGGCACGCCAAACGCCACCGCAATCTCGCGCGCCGCGGCGGCCTTCGTCTCGTGAAACTCCATGTCGGAGGGCGAAAAGCCCATCGGCTTCCAGTCGAGCCCACCTTCGAGCAGCATCGGCCGCCCGGCATTGCGCGCGCCCTGATGATGCGTCTCCATCTCGAACACGAGCCGGTCGTATTGCTCCGGGCTCAGCGCCCCCTGCCCGTCCGCCCCCTTGTAGATGATCGCGCCGGAAGGACGCGCGGCATTGTCCAGAAGCGCCTTCGACCAGCCACTCGCCGCATTATGCACATCGACCGCCACCGCGGCCGCCTGCATCGGGCTGAGCCCGTAATGGTCGTCGCTCGGATGGAAGCTCTTGATATGGCAGATCGGATCGGGGTGGCCGGTCATGTCGAAGCGATGCCTGCGCCCCGCCACGGCGTAATCATAGGCCACCGGCCAGCCATCCGCCCCGGGCACGACACTCATCCGGTCCGAGCGCAGCACATGGATCTCGCGCGGCAGCCCGGGGTCAGGGCATACCGCCTCCAGATAGCCGTTGCCCGAGAGCAGGATCTGGCCAAGAAGCGCCTCGAACAGCTCCGCCCGCCCCTGCCCGGCATTGGGTCGACTAACAAGATCGAGCACCGGATGGGCCTCGTAGCGCCGCGTCTCGTCGGCGCAGATCAGCGGCACCGCCGCCCCGGCCTCGGCAATCAGCTTCACCGCGCGAAAGCCAACGGGGTTTGCCGTGAACCCCGCCCGCGTCAGGCTCGCCGTGTCGCGCGCGCCCCAGACCGGCCGCCCCGCCCCCGAGGCCATCGCCACGATCCGCCCGGTGACCGAGGCCTTGCGTTCGGGGGGCGCTGCGGCGGCAGGCCTGCGAAAGAACTTCAATGCCATTGCGGTCTCCTTCTCGCAGCCCTGGACCGGGCGAAACAAGGGGCCGGAAAACCCCGGCCCGGCGGCATGCGGATCAAGGGCAGCGGCGGGGGTTTCACACCCCCGCACCCCCGTGGGATATTTCAGGCAAGATGAACGGCAGGCCTCAGAGGCCGCGCACCTGCGGGCGGCGCCACTGCGCAGCCGGGGCGATCATCAGCTCCGTCATCGCCCAGACCAGCGCATCGAGCCGGTCGGGCGAGCCGGGGCCGCGGTAGCCCGCCACCGTCATGCGGCACATCTGGTCTTCGAGCGCGCCAAGCCGGGCGGCGCGCAGATGGCGCACCCTTCCCTGTTCGTAAAGCGCCGCCACGGGCTCGGCACGCAAGGATTTGCCCCGCGCCGCGCGCAGCGCCCTGAACGGGATCAGCGGGTCGATCTGGCGGATCACGCTCTCGATCAGATCGCCGCCCTGGTTCACCTCTGCCACCAGCCGCTCCGCGCCCCAGCGCTCCATCGCCGCCACGCCCGCCCGCGCCCAGTCGGTGGGCCGACCGCGCAGCGTCGCATCCTCCAGCACATAGGCGCGCCAGTCCTGCACCGGGCCGCGCGTCACCGCTCCGGCCACCACAATCCCGCATGCGTCCGAGCCCGCCCCCGCCGTCACCGCCGGATCGAGCGCAACCACGATCCGGTCGAGCGGCGGCAGCACGTCGATCCGGGCGGCCTCAAGCGCCGCCGTGGTCCAGAGCGCGCCCTCGACATCCTCGAGCAGCACCCCCTCCAGCTCCTGCCGCCCAAGCCGCGTGCCGCCATAGCGCGCCGTGACCTCCTCCAAAAAGCTCTGCGCGAGATAGGCCCGGTTTGCCTCGGTCGGCGCATGGGTGACGACTGTCGAAGGATTGTTCAAAATCGCTTTCAGCGCGCCCACATTGCGCGGCGTCGTGGTGATCACCTGCTGCGGATGATCGCCCAAGCGAAGCGCGAATTGCAGCATGTCCCAGGCCTCCTCGGCGCGCCTCCACTTGGCCAGCTCATCTGCCCAGGCGGCATCGAATTGCGGCCCCCGCAAAGCCTCCGGCTCCTGTGCTGAAAAGGCCTGCGCCGTCGCCCCGTTCGGCCAGACCAGACAGCGTCGGGTCGCCTCCCAGACCGGGCGGCGATCGGGGGGCGACGAGGCGAGGATGCCGCTCTCGCCAAACACCATCACCTCGCGCACCTGATCATAGGTCTCCCCCAAAAGCGCGATGCGGCGCGCCTGCCCCGGCGCCTCGGGCGTGGCGCCCTCCACCACAGCCCGCACCCATTCCGCGCCCGCGCGGGTCTTGCCCGCCCCGCGCCCGCCCAGGATCACCCAGCTTTTCCAATCCCCAAGCGGCGGCAGTTGATGCGGCAGCGCCCAAAACTCGAACAGCCAGGGCAGCGCGAGCAGCGCCCCCTCGCTGAGCCCGCTCAAAAACGTATCCACCTCATCGGGCGTCGCGCAGGCGAGCCAGGCGGCGCCCGATCTCAGCGCGGGCCGCGTCGAGGTCGAGGGCATGGCCTTCGACGGCCCCGGCAACCTGCTTGCGGAGTTTTTCGACACGTCCCCGTTCCTCCATCACCATCTGGAAAGCGACCCGCAGATCCTTGACCGCCTGCGCCGCGGTCTTCACATCTGTAGTCTCCGCCTTGGCCGAGCCGGCCCTTGCGCGCAGCCCCGCCATCGCCGCCGCCAGCTCGGCCGCGATCTCACGATAAAGCGCCTCCGTTTCCGCCAGCACATCGGCCGGAGGATCCAGTCCACCCGTTTCTCCGGTTTTCAT